GTTGCCTTTTGTTGCAGTGGTGTTGCATTGCAACGCTTTTTGATTCTCTCGATGCTTGCGAGACCTACGGGTACTTGCTGTTTCACTCCCTACCATTTCTGGAACTTGTTCAAGATTAAACTGATAATTGTCTGATGTAGTCAATAATTTCTTTTTTGTTAAAAACATCAGTGTCAATCTGATTGCTTCTGGATCTTCGTCTATCAATAGAGAAAGTTCTTCAGCTAGATCTTCTGCTAGACCCTCGAAATATAACTTCCCTTGCTCTGCTAGACTTGCCAGCATCATTTTTAGGTAGATGATTGTGATTTCTTCTCCCCCAGGAAGCTTTCTCATGAGCTTCATTTCTTTGGAATTAAAGAAGTTGTCTTTTAGTTGTAACCAGTAATATCTACGATTCTCAGTTACCATTCATCAGGCCTCCTTATTTGAAAATTTCGCATATTCCTTGTGAAAGAATAGTTTGACTGTTCCTAAACTGCCATGTCTATTTTTTTCAAGGATCAATTCTGTAACATTATCAGGTTCTTCCTGCTCTTCACGATTGTAATAAGCTTCTCGATAGAGAAATGCTACTATGTCAGCATCTTGCTCAATCGATCCTGACTCTCTCAAATCTGATAGAACGGGTCTTTTGTCGTTTCGTTGTTCAACTCCACGAGAAAGTTGACTTAATGCAATTACTGGAACTTTCAATTCCTTGGCTAATATTTTTAACTGCCTTGAAATTTCAGAAACTTCCTGCTGTCGATTTTCTCGACCTCTACCAGTAATTAGCTGAAGATAGTCAATTACAATCAATCCAAGACCGCCAGTTTCTTGAGATAATCGCTTGGCTCTGGATCGAATCTCAGCGATTTGAATTCCTGCTGTGTCGTCAATATAGATTTTTCCTTTTGCAAGTTGCTCCTGTGCCAGGATCATCCTGCGCCATTCACTTTCAGAGAGATTACCTGTTCTAACGTGGTACGATGGAATCAAGCCTTCGGCTGACAGCATACGCTCTACAAGGCTTTCTGCTCCCATTTCAAGAGAAAAGATTGCTACTGGCTTTCCAGCTCTTATTGCCACATTTTGTGCGATATTAAGGGCAAAAGCTGTTTTTCCCATCGCTGGCCGTGCTGCAAGAATAATTAGATTGTCTGTGTGTAGTCCAGTCGTGATATTGTCAAAATCTGTAAAACCTGTTGGTGTTCCTGTTACATCACCAACACGTTGTGAGCGCTCGTCAATAATTGACTGCGTGGAATCAATGACATCAATAATTGGACGGAAGCCAGTCTGCTTGTCATTTGCTATGTTTGACAAAGCTTGTTCAGTCTGGACAAGTATGTCATTTAGATCTGATTGACCATCATATACGTTAGCTATCGTTTGATTGAGATCTTCAATAACCTTTCGTGCTTTCGCTTTTTTGGCTACAACCTTGGCATAATGCTCAATGTGAGCACTGGTTGGTACAGCATTGATGAGACTTGCTAAAAATGCCATCCCACCGATTCGATCAAATTCGCCTATCGAGTCAAGCGCTGATTTAACTGATACGGGGTCAATTGGTTCGCCCTTGTCTGCAAGACCTTCCATGATTTCAAAGACGATGCCATGTGATAGTTTGTAAAAACTTTCTTTTGTGAGGTATTCAGAAGCAATGAGGATCTTATCTGGATCGACAAATACTGATCCGATTACTGCTTGTTCAGCAAGGAGATCGTGAGGCAGGATTGTGTTATTTTCTGCCATAACTAGCTCCTATCTACGATATCCAAAACGCATTGCTTCTCGTGCTTCTTGAATACGTTGCTGTTCAGCAATCATCTTCTTCAATTCTCGTTTTGATTCTTTGCATCGCTCGCTGATTGAACTGATGATGATCATTTGGAATAGGACCACGATGATTAATACTCCGACTAAAATTTCTGCTAACATGTTAATTCCTCCAATATTCTTTTCTAAAAATAATTCCTATGTTATAATTAAGTTATAGTTCTTTCAAAGTGCCTTTCTCAAGGTGCTTTTTTTATTTTTGCAAGCTTCGACAGAATCGCTGAACATCTTCCAAATTGTAGAGATACTTCCCGCCCTTTCCGGACTGTTGAAATTGAAATTTCCCTTGGTCTCTCCATTCTTCTAGTTTAGTTCTACCCCATCCGGTCGCTTCCTGTAGCTGTTTGATCGGCACCCATGTAATATTTCTGCTTGATCTACGCTTAGCTTCTTCCATAGCTTTGATGTTGATTGAAACCAGCTCTTCAAAGAGTTTATCTTTAAATTCAGTTCCAAATAGTTCTAGGACCATTTTTTTAATCCTTTCTATTCTTTATTTTTCTTTTGTTCTATAGCTCTTAAAATTACTTCATGAGCTATATCTTTTGTGAGCTTTTGTAACTTAATCAAAGCTTCACTATAAGTTTCTGATTGTTCAATTAGCAAGTCAGATAACTTTATAATTTCATCTTCAAAATCCATCTCAAGACCGATGACCTTTCTATATTATTGTGTTAACTTACTACTGACAAAAAACGATTAAATAAGACCTCTTACTCCTTATGAAAATCGTCTGTCAATTTTTATGAAAGGAGGGAATCTATGAATTACATTAATGAAATGTTGCCTAATGAAGTAAGTTTCTTGCCATATCGTTTTTCAACCTCAGATGTAGACAGTGTTGATCCATCATCTAAATCTGTTTTGAAATTTGCTACAACAGTAGATAACGAGAGATTTATTGATTTCTTGTCAGTACATGAAAATGGTTTAGTTCTATTAGTTAAAAGTGAAGACAATGAAGTTTGGTCTAATAGAAAACCAATTTCCAATACTGTTGATGGTAAACTTGTAATTACTTTTGAAAGTGAATAATCGAATCACTAAGTTTTACAGAAGTTTTCCCATCTTTTGAACTAAGGACTTGTTTTTTAACAAGTTCTTTTTTTAATTTAATTTTCATTTATTTCTCCTTATACAATTTATTTAAGTAGAGTATTAGGAAATGATTGCTTAATTGATATCTCTTTAGGATGCTCCCGACCATTAATATAGTCGATTTGGATCAGAGTTTCAGGTACTTCGTCCTTGCTTGTCTCCCAAACAATGTTTATTCCTTGTAAACCGATATCTTCAGCTTGAAAATCAACTCCATTTAAAATAACGTGAGGTATGCTAGAATCACTGCTGATCTTAATTTCTAGATTTTCGATTTGCAATGTTTTTTTAATTGGATCCATTACTTTTCCTTTGCTATCTAAATTACGATATTACTTTGAATGAATTTATCTAATTCATTCTTATTAATGCGTTTTGTTCCGTCAATTTTATAGAGATTCAATCCCAACTTGATCCATTTTCTGATGATATTTGAACTGCAGTCCGCATAGTGGGCTGCAGTTTCTAGTGACAACCTAGGTGCTTTTTATGCGTTGTAAGCATTCAATTCCATGATTTTCATTTTAGTGTTGGTGCTTGGTTCCCAAGTCATCCAATAGGCAAGTGCTGCTTCTGCGAATTTTTTTGGCAGTAAGTCATAGCGACTGATATTGAAATGATCCTTGAAATCAATCTCAGCTTGTCTAAAAACCGATTGAGCGAATGTCTTATCTGCATAAGCTGGACTGTCGATTCCACCAAGACAAGCAACGACACGAGCTTTGCGTTTCTTCAGTAGAGATTGAGCATAGCTTGGATGGATTGGCTGTTCATTTTTGAGGTAGTCAATGTCTTCAATCATGCTAGCTTGTTGTTCACGAAGCTTCTTCTGACCAGTGAATAGAGCGATGAAAGCATCTTCGTCTAGGTCCTCACGAATGAAACCACCTTGTCTGCGAATGGCTGGAAGTACTTCTGATGTTACCCAACGCTTGAATTCTTTCGCTTGTGGCAATCTGCTAGATAGGATAAGCGAGTATAATCCTGATTCGTTGATGATGATTGTTTCTTGTGTTCTTCCAAGATTATCTGTGAGGCCCTGTTTTAGGGCGTCATCTTCATCAACATGAAGAGCGATTGCATTTCTTGCTTTGCTATATCCTAAGATATCTGCAACATCTTTTCCGACAAACCAAGGCTCATCATTGATTGTCATAGTACGGACCTCTTGTCCGTGAAAATTAAATATTTCGTTCATAAATTCACTCCATATTTTCTAAAATTTTATTTTCTCTGCTTAATCGCTCATCGTATAGATTGAGAAAAAGGTTTTTAAACTCTTCATAAATTGCGAGACAATATTCAAATTCATCATCATCTAAATCTTTGATTACACTCGCACCCATTACTGCTAAACTTATACGTCTAAGATTATCTAATATATCTTGAAGGTGAATCTTATGGTGTGCATAGCCATAGGTATTTCCTGTTCCATATCTTTTTCGAGTGTAAATACTGTTAGGATTTCTCCTTCCATATCTATTTTGGTCGATTGATGGTTCGTCTGTAATTTGAGAGGCGAAACGTCTACTCAATTTTTCAGAAATTAGTTGATATTTCATATTTATTTTTTTAACTTCTTCATCGGACAAATGAACATCTCTAAAATCTTTCTTTTGTCTCGGTAAACAATTTCTTGAGATAGCTTCAGCAATCATTTTTTCAAGTTCAGTTTTGGAAATTGTAATAGTGTCGTCCATTATGCCCCTCCTACTCCTCAAATTTCTCCCATGACTCGTTGATTCGCAATTTTTTGTTAATACGAAGCTTCAAGTCATCACTACCTTTTCCATCTTTGAAAAGTTGTGTGATAGCTGATGGACTAACACCCACAACAATGGCCAAGTCCGTCTGTG